CGGGGGTCTGCGTTACCGATGATCGTGGCTCCGGAGGCGCCGACCATGGTGTCCCCGTTCCAATATTTGCGGGGGACGATCTCCTCCATTACGGTGGGGGAGCTGGAGATAAGTTTGTAAACAGTGCCGAGATCCGTGCGGCTTGGTTGGGCAGCGATAACGGCGGCGTCCACCGTGAAGGTTGCCGGGTCTGTGCCTGCGCCGGTGTAACCGTTCAGGTGGTCTTTAGGGCGCTCTCCTGAGCTGGTGCGACGGACGTAATAGAGCTCGTTGCCTACAACACGCAGGAGATAGCCGTCCGTGCCGTCGAACATGCCAAATTCAATGACGGCGTTGGAATCTCGGCTCATCGACACACCAAAAGACGCCGAGGTAATGCGTCCTGTTTGGTAAGGGAAAGCCTGCTTGGTAATTAGGCTGGCGGTGTTGCCGTTGGCTGCGGTTGGGGTAATAAGGACTTCTGCTGCAGACTGCTGCAGTAGGTGGTTGACCTGGGTAACGCGAGTACCGCCGCTAACTTGTTGGTTTTTCGCCCAGATGTTCTGGTCGATGTCGATGAGATTCGTGTCATCAAAAATCGCCAGCGGGGTTTGGACCCGGGGGATGCCTAGCAGATCGTCCCGAACTTGGGACGGCGCGGAAAGGTTGTCGAGAATTGGGATCGGGCTTTGATCCGAGGCGACAACGACAGGTAGCGAGTTTGCGCTAGCTGCTTGCCCTGCCGGTACTGGCGTAGTGCGGCCTACTGTAATTACACTTACGCCTTCTTCAACAGTTGCCATTAGGGCTTAACCTCAGATAACAGAATCTCTAGAGATACGAGGAATCACCTCAAGTGTTCCGATTGCCAACGTATCTTCCTTATACACTGATATTGTACCTGTGCTCGCACCTACAGAAAACGCAGGAGCGCCGGCCGTTGCTACTATTTCAAATACTGTCTTGCTAATAATCGCAAGCGTGTTTGCGGAGAAGTTAACGTTGTCGTATACGCTTTGCCCTGTACCTGAAATTAAGATAATGTCCTGTTCAGTCAGCTGGTGAGGTTTTGTTGTAGTGATTCGGACGCGGTTGCTAGCAACGCCGCCAGCGCCGGTGAACGCTGTGCCTGACGTGATGCCACTAATGGTGGCCTGGGAGACGCTGAAGTATTCCCGCAGGTCCCAGAGAAACTTCCCTTGAAGCTCGTCAGAGAAGTCAGTGGCAGATGACAAGCCGGACACAACAAGGCCGCGCTCCTCGTAACCGAGGTCCACGTTGCGTCCAAGAGCTTCGGTTTGTCGGCTTGTCAGCCGAAGCTGGACGATTCCACGAGGGGCATCGATCTCAACAATCCCGAATGATCCGACAACTGCATTAGGGGCAGCGTTGAAAAACCGGCGGATGTCGGCTACGAGGACTGATTTGCTGTAGTCGTAGGGTTTACCCCACGGCTTCTCAATGTTTAGGTACAGCTCATCAAAGCTGTCACCCTCGCGCACCGTAATCGCGATAGGGTCCAGTGCCATTGCTAGTTAGCTCTTAACTTCTGGATCAGGCGCGTCCGGGGGCTGTCCGGCATTTCTTCAACAGTTTGCGGAAGATTTACTGTTTGCGCTCTATCTAACTTTAACTGATTTAGCTCTAAAACAGATTTGTAGTAGGTATCATTCAGTGCCATTAGTCTCTGGTTTTCTGCCTCTAAATGAGAGATGCGCTCCTGTAAGGGGCCGGGCAGAACTGGTACGCGGAGGAAGACGGTTTTCTCTGGAGGTGCCGCTGCCGTGCGTAGTTCCTCAAGCTCTCTGTCGCGGTTTTCCATAGCAACCTCAGCAGTGCGCTCGATATCTCTGACCCGCTGACTGAGATGATCATTTTGCTCGCGCATCTCATTAATGCGGATCTGTAGCTCCTCGTTCCTCTGCAGAGCGGCGGCTAAATCGGCTGTAAGCAGCCGGTTGCTAACCTCGGCGTGGTTGCCTTTGCTGCCGGAGTCCGGTAGCTTTTTATTCTGGGCGCCTGGGGTAATGTCAATTTCACCAGTGGGGGGAACACGCCACTGTTGTGTGTAGACCGGATCCCGATAATCCCCCTCTTTTATGAACGCGGCGTTGTAGTAGATACCAAAGGGTGTGGGTGCCAGTTCTATGTCAATCTTTCCCGCAACGATGGGATAGAAGACTTCATCCCGCTCTATTCCGAAAAAAGGTCGCGAGGGTTTAATGGCTAGACGCCCGTCACGACCATCTTCGAATAATTGGCCATATACTCGTACCATCAAACCTCTCTATAGCCAAGTGTCAATCCAATTGTGCCAGTAGTCGCGTCCCAGGTGACAACCGCGTTCAATTTTTCCCCTGTGCCCGTGTCAAATAGCCCCAAGGGGTTGCTGATAGCAATAGCCTCATTTGCTCCGGCGTACATCTGACCGGTTACGTCGGCGGCGGCATCTGTCTGGAACTTAATGCTTCCCGCCTGACTGGCACTCAGAATAAGACTCATAACACGAATCTTCTTTCCTGAAACAGCGGGGATAACGTCGCCTGCTGCAGTCAGGTTTACCGCCTTAAACTTCAACTCAGAGGTAAAAGTATCGTGAAAGGTAATAAAGGGGCTAGCAGTCGTCCCAGCACCAGAGGCTCGGATATAGGCATCGGTGCCGTTGCCATCTCTCCCGAAGAGTGCCATTAAATAATCCCCAGAATAATTGTGTTGTTTCTGTAGTTTCTGAAACTTGCCTCAAAGCCGTACAGGGGGAACCATGACGAATAAGCCCACACTGTTTTCTCACCGCCCCGGAGTACGGCCCGTATTCTTACTCTACCGGCTCTTTCATTATCAGCCTGAATTTTAAGCTGCGTGACCGTGACTGACTCGGTCGTACCCCATTCATCGTCTTCGTCTTCGAAAAACTGTTTCTGTACTTCGTAGTAGTCTAAACGGTCGTCAGGGATTGCTTGTCCGAACAAAGTACCAGGAAAGAGTATGTCAGAAATGACAAAGGGTCTGTATGACAGCGCTGGCCAATTGACTTGTATTTTTGCCATTACGAGTCCACTAGCAAACCAAATGTAATTCCGCTAGGAAGCAGAGCTGGCTTACCCTTTGGATCGAACAGCCGGGTGCCCATGGTGTCTAAGGATCCCCCTCCCGTCAAGTCGTCCATAAAGTCAAATTTCCTTTGGTCGTATTTGATCGCAACGATTTGGTAGGTCCCGTTCGGCTCTTCACTTATTTCCTGTACCCTATAACGCCTAAAAGCTTTCGTGTCGGTTTCTTTGACCAGAATCCATGAATGCAATGACGTTGGTTTTGACCCGTAGTCCCCAACCACAGTAATCGTGCGCCCAGCTACGGAACTTACCAATCTTTTCATAGTGACACCGGTCTCGCCATACACGTAAAGCGTATGGGCTGTGTAGGTACCACTTGGTAGGTCGCGGTCAATAGTTACTTGACTCTTAGTTGCGCTACTAATTCGTCCCCCAAATGTCCCAGGCGTCTTGTACTCGTCAGCGATAATGACGACGTCGCCAGGAAGCAATAAGACGCCTTCTGATGCAACCGTAAACGTGACAGTCTCCGTGTTGTAAATGTTGCTACCAAGGATATAGCGGCCTAGGCGCTCGGCCGTTTTCCTATCTGTGCACCCCACGGCGCGGACATCAACGGGTCTATAGCCAAACCTTTCGATTGCCTCTGGATGATGCACGCAGATCTTTGCTTCTGTATAGAAATTAGTGGGGTCCACATAGGAAACATTGGCGACTGTCCGACGTGCTGCCTTGGCTACACCCTCGTAAAGAAAACAAGGAGCGGACACCGCACCATTGTCGTCTGTTTCCTGAATGACGTTAGATGGTGAGAATAGCCTATATTCACTGTCATCCTCTACTGGCTTATCCACAACTACTGCGATCTTGCCGCCAGCGTAGTAGATCTGCGCTTGGAACGTCGACGCCACGCTCTTAAGTAAGTCATAAGCGTCTCCACTGTTATCTAGTACTCCATTAAATTCGATCTTATTTTTTTCGCAATAGAGAGCTGCTTTGCGGAATGACCCCAGGTCTACGTCTTTCATACGGATCCCAGGTTGAACAGTGTCGGCTTTAGTTCCGCTCGTTTTCTTGTAGCTGCGTCCACCTAATCCATACCTTGGGTGTGTAATCAGGTCTAGTAACACGTAGGCAGGGTTGTTGCTGTATCCATATTTAACTTCTAGGCTAGTAGTAATCGTAGGCAAGTGAATACCCTTAACCTTTGCAAAGATTGAAGGCATTTGATTGAACTCTGAAACATTGAACTTCATTCCCAGTAGCGCCGCGCCCGGGTAAATAAGATTTTCGGACCATGTGACGTCGGCGGAGACAAACTGCACATCACCTTTCTGCCACTGCCAGTTAGTTACGCTCTTTTCTTCTTTTTGAGTTTCTGGATCAGGAGCTGCCTCGCGGTCTAAACGAGTTACACGAATTGAAATTGGGATTTGCTTTCCTGTGATATTGACATCGATAATCTGTAGCTTGACTGACTTAACTGGTGTGCCGTTTCCCCATTCGAAAATTTTGCTGTACACAGTGCCGCCGGCACCATCAAGGACTTCAACCGCATATTGTAAAAAGTTAGATTTACCCCGTTCTGTATAAGGCTTATACACAGTGCTGGAA